CTCTGCACAAGCGATTGACGGAAATAAAATTGTAACGATGCCTGTTCTTACAGAAAATTTTTACATTATTAAAAATAGCACTTCAAATGCATACACAGTTCAATTAAAAGCAGCTACTGGTTCAGGGGCCACGGTCACTTGGGCAACAGGGGATAAAGGTTGGAAGATTGTTTACTTCGATGGTGTTGCAACAAACACAGGTGTTTATGACACAGGATTTTCAACTACAGCAGGGGATGTAACTCTTACTGGAACACAAACTTTAACAAACAAAACTTTAACAAGTCCTAAAATTGGTACTAATATTTTAGATACTGGTGGAAACGAACTAATAAACCTAACTGCAACAGGATCTGCAGTTAGTGAATTTACTATAGCGAATGCGGGTACAGGAGTTTCAGGACCAACTCTTTCAACAACAAGTGGTGAAACTAATGTTGGTATGAATATAAATCCTAAAGGATCTGGTGTTCTTAAATCGGGTTCAGCTGCAATTAAAATTGCAGGCTTAGAAACTATTTTTATTCCGGCATCTGCGATGTATGGAAGTGAAACAAATGGTGCTGATGCACAGCAAGTTGAAACAACAGCAACAAGACCTGATATGAAAGTATTAGATTTTGATGCAGGTACAGCTGAATATGCACAGTGGGCTATTGCAATGCCTAAATCATGGAATTTAGGTACAGTAACATATCAAGTTTTTTGGAGTCCAAGTAACACAGATACAGGAAACTGTATTTTTGGTGTTCAAGGTCTAGCTACTACTGAAGGCGATACGGCCGATGCTGTTTTTGGAACGGCTATAGAAGTCACAGACGCTGGAATCGGAACAGTAGAAGACGTACAAATGAGTGCCGTGAGTGGCGCCATAACAATTGCTGGATCTCCAGCTGACGATGATTATACATTTTTTCAATTATACAGAGACGCAGCCGATGGTAGTGACACCTTCACAGGTGACGCACGAGTATTGGGAATTAAATTATTCTATACTACTGACGCTGCAAACGACGCATAAGGAGAATAACATATGTCTTTTGGATACCAAGTTTTAGGTTTTGGATCTGGTGGGGGTCGCGGCCCTTACATTATCACTTATTTAGTTGCTGCAGGTGGAGCAGGCGGTTCTGGCCAATCTGGTGGATCAGGTGGAGCGGGTGGTTTAATAAACACTACTCTCGAAGTTGAACCAGAGGCAACTTTTTCAATAACAATTGGATCTGGCGGATCAGCGGGAGGCGGTGCGAGAGGATCCCCTGGTAGCCCATCTGCGTTTGGTGGCGTCCCAACTACTGGAGGCGGAGTAGGGGGAAATGAACCAAGTAGAGGAGGAAGACCCGGAGGTTCTGGGGGAGGAGCTTCAGACTCAAGTCCTTATGGTGGTGGTGGTTCTGGAATTTCTGGTCAAGGAAATAATGGAGGACCTCAGAGTGGTGGCGGAGGTAAAAACGCTGCAGCTTCAGGAGCAAATGGAGGTGCTGGTTTACCTTCTTCTATTTCAGGTTCACCGGTAACTTATTCAACAGGAGGCCAAGGTAATGGTCACGCCGGAGGCGGTCCCGGAGGGAGTGGCTCAGGTGGAGCAAACACAGGAACAGGTGCGGGTGGAAGACATGGTAGTAGTGGCTATACCGGTGGTTCAGGCGTTGTTATTTTGTCATATCCAGGAGCTCAAGTAGGCTTAGGGGGAAACAGTATAACGGAATCCGGTGGTAATACTATTCATAAGTTCACTGGTCCAGGAACATACACGGCATAACTATGACAGATTTTGCAGAAATAAAAACATCGGATAATATAGTTTTAAGAGTTGTTGTAATTAACGACTCCGATATCTCAGGTAAAACTGAAGCAGAAGCAGAAGCTTGGGTTGCTGCTAATATCACAAATGATGTAAGTGTTGCAGACCCTTATCCTTCTACTTATTGGAAACAAACTTATTTAGATGCTGACGGTGAAAGCGCTAAAAGATATAATGGAGCCGGAACAGGTATTTTCTATGATTTATCTAACGATGCTTTTTATTGGGCAACTCACCCCCATGCTAGTTGGGCTTTAGACTCAAACTATCAATGGCAAGCACCAACCGCTCAGCCACCAGAAGAGTCACTAACTGCTAATGAAGTGCTGATTTGGAATGAAGCAGACACAAGATGGGAAAAAAGAGAAACTGAAGATCTTGATTCAACGGACTACTGGAATGGTTCTGCATGGGTTGCTATCTAATTTAAAACAAAATATATAATTCCTAGAATGGAATTAGAAAATTACTATCGCATCTTTAATAATATACTCCCCAAGACTTTCTGTGATGAAGTTGTAGCTTATGCAACAGGCTTTAGTTTAAATAAAGGTATTACTTTTCTAGAACAAAAGAATCCAAGTGCTAAAAAAATAAATACAATAAGAAGATCTAATATACGTTTCTTTAACGACCCCTGGATAATTAATGAATTAAGACCTTTAGTAGAAATTGGTAACAAAGAAAGTAATTGGAATTTTGAATATTCTAACAATGAGGATGTTCAGTTTACAGAATATAAAAAGAATCAATATTATGGTTTTCATGGTGATTCTTCCCCTATACCTTTTAATAAAGGAAATCTTACGGGCCTTATAAGAAAACTATCTATGTCTGTTAATTTAACAGACTCTAGTAAATACAAAGGGGGAGAGTTTGTGTTTAAAGTTCCAACTGGGGATGGGGGATATGAAGAGATAATTCCAGAAGGGTTTAATAAAAAAGGTTCAGTTGTAATTTTCCCATCTTTTGTTATACATACAGTTAAACCAGTTACGAAAGGAAAAAGGCATTCTTTAGTTATGTGGACTTGTGGAAAGCCTTTTCAATAAAATGATTAAACTAAAAGTAGAAAACTATAGAGAAAAAAAGAAAGAACTAATAAAGTTAATGAATCAAACACCAGAAGCAACAGTAAAAGAAAATAGTTTTTTTAAAACAGACGCTGTTCTTGAGGCTAATGTACCTAGGTATTATCTTAAATTTCTTTTTGAGGATGTTCTTAGAAATACAATAGGTAAATTTACTAAGGTCATGAGACATAAAAAAGCAGGGGTAGCGAAGGTTTATAAAGCAAAATTAAATAAGGAAAGTTTTATGGAATGGCATGTAAGTTCTGATCAAGGTCAGTATGAATGTTTTTTTGGTGTGGACACTAAAGGTATTGAAATAAATTATTATAATAATACCGGTAAAAATGAAGAAATAGTTTTAAATGAAGGTGAAATTATATTTGCATCTACACATTTCCCTAGAGCAATTGAAAAAGTAAAGAACCCCTCTAAACTTATTATATTTTATTTAGATATTCATGGATATGTTCATCAAAAATAACTACGTTGTTATACCTAAAATCATTGGTAAGGAGTTAACAACCTTTTTATATACTTATTTTAAAAACAGAAGAGATGTCTATTCCTACTTAAATACTATAAAATTCATATCTCCTTTTAATACAAGTTATGGAACATTTAGTGATGATCAAATACCTAACACATATGCTCATTATGGAGATATGGCTTTAGATAATTTACTACCTTATATTAGAAAAAAAATAGAAGACATAACCAAAATAAAACTCATAGAAAGCTACACTTATGGAAGGATATATAAAAAATATGATACACTTATAAAACACAAAGATAGGAAAGCTTGTGAAGTATCGGGAACTATGATGTTAGGTGGGGATAGATGGTCTATATTTTTAAAAGATAAACAAAAAAAGATAGTCGAAGTAGACCTTAAACCTGGGGACATGCTTTTATATAAAGGGTGTGAGTTAAAGCACTGGAGAGACCCTTTCGAGGGGGATCTTTGTGCACAGGTATTTGTACACTATAACGAAAAAAATGAAGAGACAGAAAAAACAAAGTTTGATGGGAGGGGTTTTTTAGGAGTCCCTCTAGAAACTAAGTAATGAAATGCCTATTTATTCATACAGGTCATGATGGTGCTATAACTGTTGTTGATAATAAAGAGATAGTAGTCCATCACCAAATAGATCGTTTTAATAGATTTAAACATTCTGCATTACCTAGTCATAATCTTTTAGAAAGAATACAGAAACTAAATATCAAATTTGATTTAATATATATTACTTTTTTAGATGAGGACAACTCTACTTTAATATGGCTTAAACTTTTACAACAATACAACTTAAGTAAGAACGTTAAAATTAACTACAGTATTCAACACCATAAATATCATGCTTACACTACCCTTTATACAACGGGGGCTAAAAATATATTTATATTCGATAGGGCGGGTGCAAATATTAATAATAGTCTTGAGCAAGAAAGTTATTTTAAAGACATGAATCTTATACAAACTAATTATAAAAAAGGTAGCCAGTATAAAGGTTTAGGGTGGAGATACTCAGAGGCTACAGCTGAACTTGGTTTTGGGGAACATGGTGACGCTAAAACAATGGCTTATGCAGAATATAATGATTTAGCTAAAAAAACACAAAACACTTTTGAACAAGAATCTTTGAAAATGATCTCCCAACATTTTAAAGGGGAAGTAGGTTTAGGGGGAGGATGTACTCAAAATATTATCAACAACACTAAGCTTAATCAAAAATTTAAAATTAAGGCATGCCCTTTAAATGGAGACTTTGGAATATCTTTAGGAGCGGCTAACTCATATTTTAATAATGAACTAAATGTTTTTAAAAATATTAATATGGGGTTTGATCTGGAGTATGACTCTGATTTTAAAATGATTTCAACAACACCTAGAGAGGTTGCCGATTTATTAGTTAATAATGTTGTGGGTATTATGCAAGGAAGGTCTGAACAAGGTCAAAGAGGGTTGGGGTTTAGATCATTGTTGGCAAATCCCTTAGATAAAGAATGTATTCAAAAAGTTAATCAGATTAAAAAAAGAGAATGGTTTAGGCCTTTTGCCTGTTCCATCTTGCATGAGTATGGAAAGGAGTATTTAGAAGATTACTTCGAATCCCCCCATATGATGTATGTATTTAAATGTAAGAATCAGGAGCTGATGAAAAACGTAAGCTCAAAATCAGGGACCACAAGAGCACACTCAGTAACCAAACAACAGATACATTATCATAATTTAATCCATGAGTTTTTTAAAATAACAAAAAATCCTTTTGTTTTAAATACAAGTTTAAATTTACCTGGGCATGTTTTAGTTGAAACTTTAGATGATTTAAGATATATGCTTACTCAAGTACCCTTGAAGTATGTGTACTTACCAGAAATGAAAAAGATAATAATAAATGAAAACAGATAAAATTTTAATTGTTGGAGGAGGCTCCGCAGGATGGATGACCGCTGCAACACTTATTGCTAAATTTCCAAATAAAGATATTACACTTATTGAACATCCAGACATTCCCCATACCGGTGTTGGAGAGAGCACGTTAGGTCAAATAAGACAGTGGCTTAATTATATTGGTTTGCATGAAAAGGATTTTATTAAAGAGACGGATGCGACTGTAAAACTTTCTATAAAGTTTACTGATTTTTATAAAAAGGGAGAGAGCTTTCACTATCCTTTTGGTTTACCTCAACTAAAAGGGAACTTGTTTAAAACTAATGACTGGTGGTATAAAAAAATTAAGGACCCCTCAACACCTAACTCAAACTTTGCTGAAACAATGTATCCCGTTATGAGTATGATAAATCAAAATAAATTTGATTTAAAGTCTCAAGTAGAACTAAACTTTGATTATCAAAACGCATCTGCTTTACACTTCGATGCTATTAAATTCTCTATCTGGCTTAGGGATAACTTCTGTATTCCAAAAGGTGTTAAACACATTTTAAAAAAGATTACAAAGATAGAGGGTAGTCAAGAAGAAGGTATTACTAATGTTGAGGATTTGGATGCAGATTTATACATCGATTGCACAGGCAGCCATGGGGCACTTATTGGTACACTACAACATGGTTGGAATAGTTATAGAGATATATTACCAAACAATAAGGCTATAGCAACTCAAATTCCTTACAAAGATAGAGAAAAAGAAATAGTCCCTTATACAGAGTGTACAGCCGTTGAAAATGGATGGGTGTGGAATATCCCTTTATGGTCTAGAAGAGGTTGTGGTTTTGTTTATTCCGATGACTTTATGACCAAACATGAAGCAGACGCTTGGTTTAGAGACTACCTTAAAGATGATAGTTTAAAATTTAAACATATTGAATTTCCAGTTGGAATCCGAAGTAAAGTATGGGCTAAAAATTGTGTGGCTATAGGAATGTCTGCAGCCTTCATTGAACCCTTAGAATCAACAGGCTTATTTACTGTGCATGAGTTTCTGGTTAAGTTATGTCGAGAGTTGGAGACAGGTCCTATCACAGATATTAATAGATCTAATTTTAATTATAGCTGTCATTTACAATTTAGAGAGCTTGCAGAATTTGTATCAAGCCACTACGCTTTATCTAAAAGAGATGATAGTAAGTATTGGAGATCCTTAAATCAAGACAAAGATTACAATACAATTGGTTTAGAGAATCCAAGTATATATCCTTTTATGGGTTTAAAGAAAACATTGTATGATAAAAATAGAAACAATATCTACCCGCATGATGAGGGTATATCATGTATTGCGGCGGGGATGAACTTTGCACCAGTTGATAGACATACCGTACAATATGAGAATAATTCAGTTTCCTTAGATAATTATCTTAAGGCATGGGGACCTTATATACAAAGATTAGATGATAGAAAGGAACAATGGGATAGGATTAGTGGAAAATATCCTTCTTATTATGATTGGTTAAAAAAGAGGTTTTATGAAGATAGTTAATAATATTATTATTCAAAATATTAAAGAACATAAAAAGATTAAAGAAGAGCTTTTAAAAAGAATATTAAAAGTAAGAGGACGGTCTCATGAAACAGTAAGTAGAACAGATTGGAAGACAGGTATAGACAACTCTAAGAGCTACTTTACCGACATCTTAGTTCCTATTATATATAAGTATTATAAAAATATAACAGAACATTATTATGGGGGAATTAAGAACGACGTAAAAGTAGTAATAGACAACTACTGGTTTCAAACATATCTTAAAAACTCAAGCCATAAATGGCATACCCACGCGCGTGCTAATTTAGCAAATGTTTATTTTGTAGATTTACCTAATAAAAAACTTAGTACAAAATTTTATGGTTTTGAAAACTTACCTATAAAAGAAGGTGATTTAATCACCTTCCCAGCTTTCCTGGCCCACTCTTCGCCCATTAATTTAAATGAAAAAGGAAAAACTATTGTATCTTTTAACACTAATATGGAGATAAATTAATGTTCCCCTCTATATCTATAGCTAATTTTTTTGATAATCCAGATGAAATTTTAGACCTTGCAAATTCATTAGAATATTTACCTACTCTTAATGGAAGTTATCCTGGTTTAAGGACCAGACCTTTGCATATAACAAATGAAGTTTTTTTTAATAATTTTTGTAATTCTGTATTTGCTAATTTTTATAATAATGGTAGTAGCATTAATTATACGGCCAACTTATACTTTCAAAAAATACCTCCTTTTTCTAAAGATAAAAAAGATATAAGAAACAAAGGTTGGATACACAATGATCCTGCTGTCTTAGCGGGACTTGTTTATTTAAACAAAGAAGCTGATCTAGATAGCGGCACAAGTATATATGTACCTAAGAAAGAACACTTAGATTCCAAGGGATTAGTAAAACACAAATGGGCTGAGGACTCTGATTTAAAAGTTAATCTCTACATGGATGGAAAATACAACAAGGAGAAATATGAAAAACATATGAGTTTAGTAGGGGATAAATTTACCAAAGCTATACAGTTCAATAATATTTTTAATACATTTATATGTTATCATGGGGAAGCTTTTCACAGGGCAGAGAATATGCATATTGGTACGGGGGAAGATAGGCTAACATTAGTATTTTTTATTGATAAGGTTACAGTAGACGGAACACCTGTGCAAAGAGTTAAACAGTTTTTAAATGGGGCGCATGGAAGGTGATACTAGACCGCTTTAAAAAATACTTAATAAATATAGATTATCCAATTGGGAACAAAGGTTGGAATATTGCAGGAGTATTAAAGAAAAGAAGTAATGAACATCTAAAATATGATGTCCGTTCCATGAGTGAGATTAATGCGATGATTGCTAAACAAATGTCTACGGCAAGTGAGGCGGATAAACTTGTTTTTGAAACTAGACATTATTGGCTTATACTTGACAACAAAGAACTAAAAGAATATGTTATCGATAATAAATTAAAAATAGTTTATCTTGATGACATTATACTTAATCTAAATACATGGACTATAGAGAAAGATGCACAGTAAAATAGCTTATCAAAAAGATCAGTTTCTTCCAAACTTTGTAAGATTAAGACCACATATAATTAAAACACCCTTAAAGACATGTAAGGAACACAAGATTCCAAATAACTCCTGGGTAGGTACAAGAAGTTTTGAGTTATCGGTAAATAGACCTTTTTTATTTAACTATGTTATGCAAGCCATAGGACATCTAAAATTACCTTTTCTTTCAGGTCGTCTTGAGGCTCAAATGTATTTACACCTAAGACCAAAGGGGTCTGATGCTGATGGTACTGATTGGATTCACAGAGATGATGTTGAAAACAATGCAGGGTTTGTACCAGATTTCTCAGCGTTATTATATTTAAATGACGATAACCTAGAATCAGGAACTTGTTTATATAACGAAAATCAAGGTGTTGAGAATGATTTCAAATACGTACAAAATAGGCTCATTATATTTTCATCAGAATATTTTCACAAAGGATACGGGTATTTTGGAGATAGTGTTGAAAATGGTAGAACTACCTTAAACCTTTTTATCAAAAATATGTAGATATTATTACGTTGAATGTAAATATTACTAATATATAGTGTGTTATTATGCTACAAAAAATAGGGTTCTTACCAGGATTCAATAAACAAGTTACATCTACCGGCGCTGAAGCACAGTGGACTGGAGGTGAGAACGTTCGCTTTAGATATGGTACACCTGAAAAAATAGGGGGTTGGTCTCAATTAGGAGATAAATCTCTAACAGGGGCCACTAGAGCTCTTCATCAAATGGTTAATAAAGAGGGTATTAAATTTTCCATCCTTGGAACCAATAGAATTTTATATGCATATTCAGGAAGCGTCTATTATGACATTCACCCTTTAGTTAATCCATCAGGGACCGCGGCTACTAGTTTTTTTAGCACGGTCAACGGAACACCAACTGTTACTTTAACATTTGCTTCCGGCCATGGTTTTACAGTAGGAGACATTATTTTATTCGGGGCCGCTTCTACTTTTACTGCCATCACTGGTTCTAACTTCACATCCGCAAATTTTGCCGATAGAAAATTTATGGTAACTAGTGTTCCAAACGGTCTTACTCTTACTATAACAATGGATTCGAATGAAGGAGGAGCAGGGGCTACAACTTCTGGAGGCATAACTTATTACCAATATTACCACGTAGGACCTGCAGAACAAGTAGGTGTATATGGATGGGGTATCTCTCAGTTTGGAGGTACAGTAAGCAGTCCTCAAACAACAACTTTAAACGGAGCGTTAGGAGATAATGTTTATGGAACCGGTGGATCAGGAACCAGTATTACTCTCGTCTCAACTACAGGGTTTCCAACAACAGGTACAAATTATATTCAAGTAGACACAGAAGAAATTTCTTATACGGGAGTTGCAGGAAACGATCTAACAGGCATTACGAGAAATGCTAGAGGAACAACAAGAGCTGCTCACTCCAATGGAGCAACAGTTACTGATTATAGTAGCTATGCTGCATGGGGACAAGCTGCGGCTACAACTGATAAAGTTGCAGAGCCTGGTCTATGGTCCTTGGACAATTTAGGAAGTACTCTTTTAGCTTTAATTTTTAATGGCGCTGTATTTGAATGGGATTCAGATTTAAGTAATGCCACCTCAACACGAGCAACAATTGTTAGTGGTGCACCGACAGCGTCTAGAGATATGTTAGTCTCGACTCCGGATCGTCACTTAGTTTTATTTGGAACAGAAACAACGATTGGAGATACCACAACTCAAGATGATATGTTTATAAGATTCTCTTCTCAAGAGGATATTAATAC